GGTCATTTTATATCTCGTAAAGAAATGAGTACCAGGTGGCACGAGGATAATGTATGGCCACAAAGTAGATATGACAACCGATATAGATACGGAAAACAATATGAATACAGTCTAGCTCTAGAAAAAAAGAAACCTGACCTCCCTAAACATCTCTACAATCTATCAAGGAAAACAGTGAAGTATTCTATTAGTGATCTAGAAGAAATGGTAGATAAATACAAAAACCTTTTAGAAAAAGAGAATAAAAGATTACATTTGTGAGTTCTTACCAACTTCGGTAAGTGTTTTGTTTTTATAAGGGGAGTATTAATTTGCTCCCTTTTTTTTTGTATTATTAACAATTTATAATTAACTTGTACAGCAAAACAAAACATTATGAATAAAACAGAATTGAAATTATTAAATACTTGTTTGGAACTTTTCTCACAAGGTAGCATAAGCAAACAGACAATGATACAACATATAGAATGTATTATTGATACAAAAGAAGTAGATACTATCATAAAATTAAATAATAAAAAGTATGCAAGTATCTCCTAACATAGACGAACTAAACAATAGAATAAAACTTTTAGGCAAGAAAGTAAATACTTTAATTAAGTTATACAACGACCTTAAAAGAGAAAATAAAGACTTAGAAATAAAAGTCAGATTAGTTATGAACAAAAACAAAATTACTAACGATAGACAATTACAAGAACATTTAAAAATAAAACAATGAATTACAAAGCTGAAATAAAAGAAATATTTAAAACTGATAGGAGACCTTTTGGAGATAACAAAGATATATACACCTATCAAATTACTACTACAAAACACACAGGTTTACTTTACACAAGTAAATTAAATGTTACAAAAGGAGATTACATAGAATACGATTATGTAGCTCAAAAGAATGGCGATTATAAAATCGTACTTTCTAAGCAAGATAAGAAAAAACCTATGTATGATAATTTTGAGAAAAAGGATGTCAATAAATATCAAGCAAGATTAGATACAGGACGAAGTATATTACTTCAGGTTGCTTTTAAGGAAGCATCACAAGCATATATAGCTGGAAACATAAGTGTAGATGAGGTTGAACAATTAACAAATATGTACTTTAAAATAATAGATAAATAATATGGAAATAACAGGAACAATAAAACAAATAGGACAAACACAAGAGTTTGGTGCAAAAGGCTTTACAAAAAGAGAGCTAGTAGTAATAACAAAAGACCAATACCCACAAAATATATTAGTGGAGTTTGTTAAAGATAAATGTAGTTTACTAGATACTTTTAACACAGGTGATAATATTAAAGTGTCTATAAATCTGAGAGGTAGAGAATGGACAAATGACAAAGGTCAGGTGAAATACTTTAACTCTATTCAAGGATGGAAAATACAATATAACAATGAGGTTACTCTACAAGATCAGAATAAAGGTAGAGAAAGTTATGCTGTACCTAAAGATGACAAACAGTTAGCGAATGACTTACCATTCTAAAATTAAAACTCCTGAATATTATAATGGTAGAAATGGATACACAGCTCGTGAGGTTGTAGAAAACTTTGACCTTAATTATAATTTAGGAACTGCTTGTACCTATATACTTAGAGCATATAGAAAACATAAATCACCTAACGAATGTATAGAGAAAGCAATACATCATTTAAAATTTGAATTAGAAAAACTACAGAAAGAATAATGTTAATAAACTTTGGAGACGAACTTGATAAGGTTGATAAGATACGAAAAGGAATACTCAAAGAAGCTCCAAAGTTAGGGATAGATGAGATAGACAATGTTATTAGATTCAAAAGAAATGTTACTTGTTTTGCTGGACACGCAAACGTAGGTAAGACCTCAATCATCATTTATTTTATGCTACTCTTTGCAATGAAGCATAAAGTAAAGTTCCTGGTATTTAGTTCTGAGAATGAGCCTTACTCTCTTATAAGAAAGCTCATAGAGTTCAAATCTGCAAAGCCTATAAACAAAATATCGGAAGAAGAATTAGACAAACATTCACAATTTGTGTTCGAGCATTTCAAATTTATTGACTGTGAAAAGAACTATGATTACTTAGATTTACTATCTTTATGTGAGGTAGTGTACCCACAATACAAATTTGACTGCTTGATTATTGATCCAATCAACAGCTTAAAAAAGAATAAAGGTATGATGAAATATAGTAATGCTTATGAATATCTCTATGAGTGTATGACTGACTTTAGAATCTTTGTAAAGAAATATGATGTTGGCCTTTGGTTAATTATGCACTCCGTGACAGAGGCTTTCAGAAAAAGATACCCAGCTAATCACGAGTTCTCAGGTCATCCGTTGCCTCTTGCTATGTCAGATGTTGAAGGAGGGAATGTTTTTGGAAACAGAACAGATGACTTTTATTCTATACATAGACTAACACAACACGATAGCAGATGGATATATACAGAGCTGCATTGTAAGAAAATAAAAGACCACGATACAGGAACAAAACCTACAGGATTTGATTCTCCATTATTACTACAAAGCATACCAAACAATGTAGGGTACAGAATAGGAGAACAATCAACAATTAATAAATCAGTAATAGAACAACTTAACTTCCCATTTTGATAGAATTAAATAAAATATATAACGAAAACTGTCTTAAGACTATGCAAAGGATACCAAATGATAGTGTAAATTTAATTATCACATCACCACCCTATAATAAAAATTTCTACACAAAGAATGATAAAGTAAGTAAACACGATACAGCTACCTTTAGAAAAATTAAATATGATACTTATAATGACGATCTACAGCCTGAAGTATATATATCTTGGCAAAAAAAAGTTTTAAAAGAATGTTGTAGAATTTTAAAAAATGATGGAAGTATATTTTATAATCATATGGACATATTGAATAATCATTCGACAATTCATCCAACATTTGTTTACGATTTTCCTTTGAAACAAATATTAATATGGGATAAATTAAATACACCAAAACTTGACAAATCATATTTTTTTCCAATAAATGAATATATATTTTGGATTAAAAAAAACATAAAAGCAAAAAATAAATTTTACAGAAGTATTTGTGCTTTCAAAAAAAGTGTAATAAAACTACCTTGTGATAAAAAAAACACACACCCTGCACCTTTTCCATTACAATTAGCTAATAATTTTATACTAAGCTGTACTGATAAAAATGACATAGTTTACGATCCTTTTATCGGTAGTGGTACAACTGCTATCGCAAGTATAATAAATGGAAGAAACTATATAGGAAGCGAAATATCTGAAAATTATTACCTTTTATCTAACAAAAGAATATTAGAAACTGAATCACAAAAAACATTATTTTGAAAACTCAAGTTGAAAAGGCATACGATAGACATACAAAGTGGTTAGAAATCACAAGGTCTTTCGGAGGTCTTAGAGAGACTGAGGTACAAGATATAGTTCAGGAGATGTATGTTCTATTAATTCGCAATACACAAAAAGGTGTAGATTTTAGCTATGGTGATGATATAAATTACTATTATTGTTTTAGAATACTTAGAGGCTTGTATGTTGATTTGATGAGAAAGAAACTTAGATATACTTTTACTGAGCTTGATGGATTAGAAATATCTGAAAGCAACGAGGTAAATTATGTTGAGACTTATGAGAAAATACAGAAAGCACTCAAGCAAATATTTTGGTATGATAGAACTGTTTATGAAATTATTGAAAGACAAGGAATAAGTATAAGTGAACTATCAAGAAAGACAGACATATCATACTACAGCTTATACAATACATACACAAAAGTAAAATCAAAACTAAAAGACCTTATATGAAATTAGGAGACAAATTAGAATATATAATAAACATCATTACATTTGGTAGAGGAAAAGATTTAGCTACCTGGATAGCGAACAAGCTAGGCTACGAGGATTGTGGATGTGATGACAGAAGAGAATACTTAAACAACATAACTAGAAATGGCAGAAAAAAAATGGATTAAACTAAATAAGAAAGAATACGATTCTTGGACAGAATTTAAGTCTGTAAAAAGTAGTAGTATCAATAAAGAGGAACAAGAGCTTATAGCATCTTTACATAGTAAGTATCATCTACACTCATACTATATACCTTGCTCTTGCACACCAAGACATTGGAATCAATGGATAAAGGATATTAATACTATTTACGAGAATGGGTTTAGAGACTATAAATAAGTTTGAAAAAACTGTAGTAAGTTTTCTTAATGCTTTTGAAGATTGGAATCTTGAATGGAGTAAGGGTCGGTTTGAACACTATGACGCAATAGGTTATACTCCCAAAGGCCACAAGTGCGTAATGGAAATGAAGTTCAGGAACAAATACTACAAAGACAAACTACTAGAAAAATATAAATACGATAAGCTGATGGATATGGATAGTGAGATCGTTAAACTTTATTTTGTATCTGACCCAAAAGGTACATATCTATATTGGATTAACTACTTAGAGATGCCACCAATAAAAGAATTATACTGTCCTGATACTACACTATGGACAAAAAAAAAGCTACTTAAAAAGGTCTATCTACTCACAGAAGATATGGCTAGTATTGTACATAAGGTATAGTTATTGCATATTGTTAATTATTTTCACTATATTGTAAAACTAAAAATAAAACAATGGCAATAGAAAACTCAATATTCGATGCACATCGAAAAAAAGAAAAAGTAAAAAAACATATATCACAAATAAATGATACAATGCCTATATCTAATGAAATATTCGAGAGATATAGAATAGAGCATAGTCTAAAGAAAAAGTCAGAAATGATAGTAGGAGCAAAAAAAATATTACTCCAAGAGGGATATGGTATAAAAGACCAATTAGACAATAGATATATAAAAGACGATGAGACAATTTAGAAGCAATCAAGGTAGAGACCCAAAGAAAAATGAGGTAACATATCAGACCTTAAAGTTTGCATTTATAATATTCTTTATGTGTTTATGTTTCTTTTTGATGTTAGAACAATGGACATAAAAGCAAAGCAAAAGTTTGAAGCACACTTTAATTATTTAGGTGAGGCTATGACATCTGCATTTGAAAAAGCAAATGATACAAGAAAAAAAGAGATAGGCAACTATATTAAATGTCTAAATGAGATATACGAATACACAAACAAATTAGAAACAAAACTAATAAAACAAGATTATGAAAACGATACAACTTTTAGACGGAAACGAGTACAACAAGCAAGACTTGTTAAAAAAAATGGTAGATGATGATTTCTACTATGGAGAGTTATCACAGCTAGTCCTAAGTAGTTCGTCTTTAAAATTACTTTTATCAAGTCCAAAAACATATAAGTTTGTAACAAAGTATGGCAGTAAAGAGACACAGCCATTAAGAGATGGTAGGCTTATACATCTGTCAATACTTGAGCCTGATAAATTCCAAGAACAAATATTTGTAAATGTATCTAGTAAAAACTCAAAGGCATATAGAGAGGCAAAGGAAAAGTATGGTTTAGTATATACAAGATCAGAAAGAGAAAATGCAGAAAGAATAGCTGATGCTTTTTTTAAGAATGAACAAGCTCTAAAATACATAACAGACTGCGAGTTTGAAGTACCTGCAATTGATACTATACAAGGATTTCCATTTAGAGGTAAAGCAGATGTACTAAGTAACAAAGGTATTGTAGATATAAAAACAACAACAGACATAAAAGGTTTTCCATATTCAGCTAAGAAATACTCATACGATGTTCAATGTTATTTATATTGTCAGTTGTATAATAAGTCTTATAAGGATTTTACATTCTTGGTAATTGACAAAGGCAGTTTAGATATAGGTGTTTGGGAGTGTACAGAGGATTTTTATTTAGAGGGTAAAAGAAAAACAAAAGAGGCCTTAACACAATTTGAAAATTTTTTTATAAAAGGCCACGACTTAGACAATTATATAATAAAAGGTAAATTATGATTAACATTTACAATCAAGACTGTATGGAGACAATGAAAGATATGTCAGACAATCAGTTTGATTTGGCTATTGTTGACCCTCCTTATGGAATTGGTATAAGTAAAAATCCTGTTAGACAAAAACATAAAAAAAAAGATTGGGATAAAGAAATCCCTAACAATAAATACTTTGAAGAATTGTTTAGAGTTAGTAAAGAGCAAATTATTTGGGGTGGAAATTATTTTAATCTTCCTGCGTCACAAGGCTTTTTTATATGGGACAAGAAACAACCACACGACTTTTCTTTAGCTATGTGTGAAATGGCTTGGAGTAGCAAACAAAAACCTGCGAAGATGTGGAGTTTAAGTGTGTTAAAAGAAAGACACAAAATACACCCAACACAAAAACCTGTAGAATTGTATGAGTGGTTACTTTTAAATAATGCTAAAGAGGGAGATACAATACTTGATACACATTTAGGAAGTGGAAGCATAGCAATAGCTTGTCATAATCTTGGTTATGATTTGACAGGGTACGAAATAGACAAAGAATACTTTGAAGCTGCACAGAAACGAATTAACATACATAAACAACAAAAAAGATTATTTATATGAATAAAGCAATTAAGATAGCAAACAGAATCAAGAAGATAACAAAGCTAGATGTATTTGAAAACACTAGAAAGATAGAAATAGTAGAGGTACGATCTTTACTAGCCTTTATCCTATACAAGTATGAAAAGATGAAACTACAAGAAATAGCAGAGTTCTTTCAATCACAAGGAAAGACATCAAGTCATTCATCTGTTCTACACGCAGTAAATACTTTTGAAACAAATGTACAATACAATAGAAAGATTGGAGAGTGGCTTACATACTTAACAAAGTCAAGCAAAGACCTTAACTACGATTCTAAAAGAGAGTTTGTAAAGTTCAAAGCAAATCATCTTAACAATGAGGATATAAACAAAATAGTAAACATCATAGATGAGATAGAACAAAAAGAATTACGAGTAGAATGAATGTCTTAGAATTATTTGCAGGAAGTAGAAGTATTGGCAAAGCTGCGGAAAGTCTTGGATATAATGTTTATAGTTCTGACATCAATCCTTTTGATAATATAGATTACTCAATAGATATTCTAAAATTTAATATAAACAAAATACCTTTCAGGCCTGATATTATATGGGCATCTCCTCCTTGTACTTATTTTAGTGTTGCAAGTATTGGTAAGCATTGGAACAAAGACCACACACCTAAAACAGAACAAGCAGTCTTTGGGGTAAAAGTTATAAAAAAAACAATAAGCATTATAAAACAATTAAATCCTAGATACTGGTATATTGAAAATCCAAGAGGCAAACTAAGAAAATTAGATTTTATGAAAGGCCTACAAAGAACTACAGTATGGTATTGTAAGTATGGAGACACAAGAGCAAAACCAACTGATATTTGGACTAACAACTTAAGATCGGTATTCAATCCAAATGGATGGCAACCAAGACCAGAGTGTTTTAATGGAAACAAAAACTGTCATCATCAACCAGCACCAAGAGGTAGCCAAACAGGAACTCAAGGATTAAAAGGCAATTATCAAAGAAGTGTAGTGCCACAAGAATTATGTTTAGAAATTTTAAAACAATCTTTGTGAACAAAAATTAATTAAATTTTTCGATATATAGATATACAAAAGATTAATTAATTAAATTATATTAATTCTATGGATGGTAGA